TTTACCCATGTAAAAACAGCCTCAAAAGCTTTTACAATAGGCTTAAAAATGCTTTCATTTATCCAAGTAAACACTTCTTCAAAAGCTTTTATAACTGGCTTAAAAATGTTTTCTCCAATCCAAGAAAAAACACCAATAACACCATCAGAAAATCCTGGAATAAAAGCATCAATTACTGAACCAACTAAAGAAATAATAGCATTTATTAAAGCTACAGCTATTTGAGGCATTTTTTCAATTAATGAGTTTATCAATTGAGGAAGATTTTTAATAATTCCAACAATAAGATTCGGTATCTGTGAGATAACAGCATCCATTATTTGAGGAATAGCCATAATTAAAGCCATTATAATATCTGGGAGGTTTGATATTATGGAGCTAATAATTTGTGGAATTGCATTAACAAGAGCTTTAATTATATCAGGCAAACCATTAACAATTTCTTTTATAATAGATGGAATCTCTCTTAAGATAACATCTAAGATTTTTGGTACTTCCTTAATAAGTGCTGGAATAATTTTCATAATGGCATTAATAATTGTTGGAATCTCTTTAACTAAAGCTGAAACAAGTTTTGGAATTTGTGGTATAATTGCAAGAATTGCCGTTGTTAAGGCATTAATCATTGGAGGAATTATCTTTGGAATTGCGTTAATAATAGCAGAAAATAATTTAGGAATATTTTTTGTTAAAGAATCAATTATCTCTGGAGTTCTTTTTATTATTTTATCAACAATCTTTGGAAAAGCTTCTATGGCTTTTGGAATACCTTCTGTTATCATTTTATCAAAAGAATCAAAAGAGCTTTCAAGTTTTTCTGGTATTCCAACAAAAAGACCTATTACATTTGTCATGTTATCATATAAAGAACCACTTATAATGTCCATACCACTTTTAAAATAATCAATAGAAGATGAAATAACATCTTTAATTGTATCAAAGCCTATTTTTAAATATTCAATTGATTTTGTGTAAGCTTGAGAAATGCTCTCAAATAAAGATTTTCCTTCTTCTTTATTAGCCTCAATAACTCTTTTTTTCTTTGTTTCAACGGCTTTTATCTGCTCTTTTGAGAGTTCGAGTTCTGCATCTGCCCTTAATTTTTGAAGAATTAATTCGGCTTGACCCGTATCGCCTACCATCTTCAAACGTTCTGATTTTAATACCTCCATGGCTGTTTTTTCAGCACCTAAAATGTTTGAAATGGCTTCTAATTCAGCACTCTCATTAATAAGTTTTAAAGCACCTTCAATTCCATTTGCCATATCTTTTTGAGCTTGAATTTCATCTTTTGTCTTTTGAAGACTTTCAATATATTTATCTTGCTCTTTTGTAATATCATCAATAGCTTTTGCTTGTGAATTAAATGCTTCTAATATATTTTTATCAGTTGCGGCTTTTTCTGCTTCAATAAGCTTATCATATTCTTTTATAGCGTTATCAATAGCTTTTGACTGCTCATTTATGTTTTCAAGAACTTGCTTTTCATTTTGAGCAAGTTCTTTTGTGGCTTCAGCCATTTCTTTTTTACTTGATTTATTACCTTTTAATGCATTGCTATTTTTATCAATAGCATCCGTCTGTTCATTTTTACTTGAAGTTAAAGAAGAAGTTTCTTTTTTAAGATTAATGGTTTCATTTGCAATATCTTCAAGACCATTTTTTGTTGCCTCTTGTTTTTTTGCTAAATCAACTTGAGCCATTCCCTCTTGCATTAAAGAATCTGATAAAGCTTTTACCTTATTTTTTAAGTCTTCTTTTTTAATTCCATATTCGTTAGATGTAAGAGCATTTTTTATTGTCTCCTTACCATTCTCAATCATAGCATCAGAAGAATCTTCTATTGACTGCACAAATCCCTTTATTGAATTTCTAGCATTTTCAATTGATAAAGCCATATCTTTATCAAAAACACCCACAACTTTTTGAATACCTCCTAAAAAAGCATCAAAAGAAGATAAAACGTTTTGCGATATATAAGAAACAAGTTTTCCAAAATATCCAATTGCTATTTGAATACCACCACCAAGAATATCTAATCCTCTTTGTGCATTTACAAAACCATCAATTAACATATCAATGGCAGGTGATACAAAATCTAAAACAAATGCAGCAAATTGTTTTATATACCCATTGCATAAATCTTGATTTCTTGTATAGTAAACAATACCAGCGACTAAAGCACCAATAGCAACCACCACCGCCGTTATAGGAGCAGTTAAAACAGCCATAATTGTTGAAAATGCCGTTGTTGCAATGGTAGCCACATTTGTTGCGACTGTATATATCCCTAATGCGATTGATGAGGCATTCATTGCCACAGTATAAATGCTAAAAACAGTGGCACCAGTGGCTAAAAAAGCACCTAATGCAATAAGTTCTTCTTTATAAGATGAATAAATTTCTTTTAAAGATTTAACAACCTCACCTGAAGATTTAAATAAATCATTTAAAGTCAATAAAGCACTTGATAAAATAGGTAATATTGCAACACCAATCTCAGTAAAAACCGCTAAAAAATTAGCTTTTAATAAATTTAATTGAAATTCTGCACTATCAGTAATTTTCTTAAATGCTTCTTCCGTATCACCCGAAGCTTTAGCAGTTTCTTTTAAAATGTTATTAAATTGTTCAGCTTGTTTTCCTGTCAAAGAAAATGCAGCCTTGATTGATTCCTGAGAACCGAACAGTTTTCCTAAAGATTCTGCTGTGCCATCAGTTGTGCCAACAATTTTTTTTAATGTGTTTTCAAATCCAATTGATTTGATAGAAGCTTCCGCTGAAGCTACGCCAGCTTTTTTCATTGCGTTTGCGAGTTCTTCATTTGGTTTTAACAATTCTGCCATTGTTGATGCTAAAAGAGTTGCTGATTTTGATGTTGAGTTACCACCTAAAGTTAACGCACTCATAGCACTTACTGATTCCTCAAGGGTCACACCCAAAGCGGAAGCGATTGGTGCGACTGTGCCCATTTCTCTTGCTAATTCACCAACCGTTGTTTTACCTAATTTTGCTCCAATAAAGAACACATCACTTATTTTCGATACGTCTGTAATATTAAGTCCATATCCGTTTAAAGCGTTTGTCAAACCATCCACAGCGGTTTCAACATCAGTAACACCACCAATGGCAAGTTTATTGGCTACAATCATTAATTCTGTAGCATCTGAAGCACTTACAGCACCAGAAGATATTGCTTGATAATATGCTTTTGTCGTAGAAACAGTATCAGCACCAAATTGTTTTTGAAAATTAATGATTTCTTCTGTTAGTCTTTTTTGGTCCTCTGCTGTGGAATTATATAAAGTAGAAACTTCATTCAATGCAGATTCGAATTTTAGCGCGCTACCAATGGTTGCATCAAATACCCCTTGCATAGCTTGCATAGCTTTTTTAGCAAGTTCAAGACCTTGATTAAATCCTATAAGCATATTGCTAAGCATAGTTCGGCTTCGCTCTGCTTGAGTACTCACTCCGCTTAAAGCATTTGTAAGATTTCTAGTGCCAGTTTCTGCACCACTTGAATCCATCCGTATTCTAATATCTAAATCAGCCATATAATGTACCTCCTTTTTTTATTTTAACTTATTTTGTCTTCTTTTGCTTCTTGTTTTCTTCAATTTCTTTTTGCTGAAAAAAATCTTGTAAAACATCTTTAATTTCATACCATTTTGACGGTTGCTCCAAAGAACCACCATTAAAAGGCATAATTCCATTTTTATATGATGAATAAGCTTCAAGAAATCCACCTATGTTCATATCTAAAAAATTACATGGGCAAGTATAAAATTCAAATTCTTTTATGGTTAAAATCTTTTTACTTAATATTTCTCCATAACAACCTTGGCTTTTTAAAACATTTTTTGCTGTTATGGGTTCCATTTTTGTTTTTAAAATCATATCCTCATATTTTTTATGACAATTTAATTTATCCATATAATATAAGGACGAAAGAATTTGAAGTTTTTCATATGTATTTAAAAATAAAACATTACAAGCCTTTGTGACGAGTAATGTTAAAAAAGGGAAATCATAAATAGAATAAAAATTATCTTCTATTATGTTTTTTTTAGTAAAGTAACACCTTCAATGGGTAAACCAGTTTGAGGATTTATGATTGAATTTGTTGGTATTCTTTGAAGGAGCGAACCCGCCACAGTAACAACCGTTTCGATATTACCTAAGTTCATTAAATCATCTAAACAAGAATCTGAAGCTTGCCCATTTTCTAAGGTTATTTCATAATTTGAACCATCAGAAAGTGTAATACCTTGAACCTTTTTTAAACACGCTTTTAAGAGTTTCTTAGAGAACTCTAATGCTTGTATAGGACTGTTTTGAATGTTTTGAGCACCTTCAAAAAGCATTTGTTTTTGTTGCATTGTTAAAGGTGAAAAAGAGAAAATCATATCCTCAATTTGAACATCAATTAAATCATTAGCTCTAAATAAAATCGCCATAATGTCGCTCCTTCTTAAAAAATTAAACCGATGCTACAATAACATCAGTTGCATAAGTATCACTATAACCAGCACTAAACTCAATAGCAATTGTTGCGATACCATCAGCATCAGCAATTGGCTTCGCTGTGATAATGCACTTTGGTATGAAAAACGCTACTAAATCCTTAATCTCTCCAGCAGTACCCGTTGGAATGCCAGCGAAACCAAACAAAGAAAATTCTGCATTTGTATTGAATTTAGAATAATACTCTACTGACGTTGTTTCTTGGTATGTCGTTAAAGAACCAGTCACCGCTCGTTCTGTTACCCGTGTAGATATAATTCCATTTGTACTACATGTACTTGTAATTCTTCCCACAGTATTCTCTACAGAAAAGCCAAGTTCTGTCACAGGAATGGCTACTCCATCCAAATAAATACATGCACCTAAAGCAATTGGAGGAGTTGCTGTATCGTATGAAGCTGTTAAACCAGAAGGTGCCAATGTTTCTTCATATGTGATACCATTCAACGCAAAATTAATTGTAGGAATTTGACCTACAGAAAAATTTTCCAATGCCATAGAAGCCACTAAATGTCCAGCACTTTGTATTTTTAATGCATCATCCAAATATGAAGTGACTGTTAAATAAGGATGTCCACTATTAGAACCCTTGTAAACAGTGGATTTTTCAATAACTACAGCATCAGAAAAAGCCGATGCTCCAGCTCTAACAAGCGTTATTGTAGCATTTCCTAATGTGGTATCAATAGCTGAAATAGGTGAAATGTGGTATTTACCCGCTTCTTTTACAAGCACAATATCACCAACAGCAAATTTAGAAATGTCCGCATCTTCTATTTCTAGTATTGACGCAGTATTTCCAGCTTTTGTTGTGGTTGTTGTTGCAATTGTTTTTACAGAACCTAAAGCCGATTTATAAAGAAGACTTGCTTCTGTTTGACTTCCTGCTGTTCCATGTGCTTTCCATTCAATACCAATGGAACCCGTTGCAGTTTTGATTCCTGTTTTTGGAATTTGTTTTGAGATGGACGATGTTAGAACCGTACGTTCTACAAGCTCTTTTTCACCATTCAATTCAAAGCCATCACTTAAAATAGCGACAGCTTGTGAACCTAATGTTGGTGCTACTGCTACCCCTTGTGTAGTTTCTTCTGTTAAATAAACAACTCTTGATTTTGTTGTTGCAAAAGCCATAAAATTCCCCCTTAATTATAAAACATCTCGATACAATAAAGTTATTGTACCAAAAAGAAAAATCGTTTTTGAATCCTCATCAAATACAGGTTTTTCAACCTTGGCAAACTTGCATGAAATAATAGAGTTTGAAAGATTAAAACGAGATTTAATCATTTCCTTGTATACCAACATCCATTTATCCATCAAATCGAATACTTTTTCTTGTTTTTTATTATCGTTTTGAGCTTCATGAACATACCTATCGCACAAAACAACCATAAAATCTTGCATATATGTGATTGAATTTGTTGTTCCATTTATTTCCCTTATTGAAAGTGGTGAAACACCATATTTCTTTTCTAGCTTTGTATTGTGATTTTTGTTTATATCCCATACATGAGTAAGCTTTGAATAACCCGTTTGTGATAAAACAATATTTTCTAAAGCTTCAACAATATTTTTAATCATCTTATAAGCCTTCCTGTAAGAATTTGAGATTTTTGTTTTTCAGGAATACCAGTTTGATTTTTATCAATTGTTAAAGTAAAAAGTTTTATTGATTCATCATACTTCTTAAAAAATGATTTTGATAATCTAAAAAACTTATCCTCATTGTTATCAGACACCATCTCAAAAATGTTTGCTAATGTTAAACAAGTAGAAGCTTCTCTTATTTCTTGTATATCTAACAAATCAAACACAGTTATTCTATTTTGATAATTTGTCTCAATACCTAAACGAACAAGTCTTGCAACAATTTCATTTCTTGCATTTTCAATTGCCACATGCAAAGAAGCTTTTCCAAGTAAAAAATCCTCGTCATTTATTTGAGGATATTTTGCTGATAAGTCATAAATGCTATTTAGCAACATGTTTATGGTACATAAAGAAATATCACTATCGCCTAATGGTGCTGAAATCTTTATCCAATATCTTTGAATGCCATTCACGGAAAAAGTATTCACTCCAAGTTCTTCAAATTGAATAAAACCTGACTTTGAAAAACCTATGGTTTCATCAAAAACATTATCAATAGAACTCATTCCTAATGTGGTGGAATGTTGAAATATCAAATTCATTGGAGATAAAGAAGGTGTTTTTAAATGAACATAGAAATTCTTAATTGGCTTTGTAAAACCAATATAAATGTCTATAGTGTTATCAAATGTAAAAGAAAACTCATTTTCTTCTTTGAATTGATTTAAAAAAAGAGTCTTGTCACTATAAGTATCAAGAACATTATCATAAAATAAGATTGTAAGTTTTTCTTTTAAATCTAGCATTTAAAAAACCTCCATAAAAAAGAGCATCCTGATAAGAACGCTCTTGAGCGACACCTATTAAGCACCAGTTGCATTAATAAGAACAGCGCGCTTTCCAGCGTCTAACATTTTAAGACCATAGATAGTCTCTAAAAGATATTCACGACTAGAGTTTTGAAGCTTGCGATCATTTTCCCATGTCATTGCCAATTGTCTTGCAAATGCGCAATGCGAACGGTGGTAAAAGAGAACTTCATCAGCGGTTACAGCGTTTGTCATAAGAACACGGAAACCAAAAATTAAGCCAATTTCACCATTCATAAGAATAGTGTTTGAGCCATATTTTTCAGCACTTCTGAAGTTATCAAGATTCAATAAATCTTCTTCTTGTTCAGGATTAATAATCATGAAACGATCTATCATTGGAACTTTTGCAACGTTTAAAAGCTTTCTTGCACCAGTGATATCTTCTAATGATAATGTGGTTCCAGATTTAAATGCAACACGATGGTCAGGTGCAGCAGCTGAAACAGCTTTCATCGCAGTATATAAAGCCGTTTCTAAATCAAATGTTAAATCTTCAGTAGCACGCTCTAAAATAGCCGCTTCTTGATCAACAACACTTTGAATATTGGCAATGTTTTCCATCTCAACATAAACACCTTTATGAAGATTTAACAATAAATCATCAGTCGTCCATGTTAATGTTTGACCCGTGTAAGGGGTGTTTGCTACTTTTGTTTCAGCGCCAACACTCAAAGAACCCGCACGACCAACTTCAACTTGCTTTGCTCCAGGAACAACATCTGAAGTTCTATCAATAATTGTTGGTAAAATCACCGCATTGTTCTTCAAGTATGTTTGAACATATTGAGAAACAACATCAATAGCAACCGCTGAAGTGTTCGTTACTGTAATATTAGCCATTTTTACTTCTCCTTCTTAACTTTCTTGTACATTTCTAACAATTGAGCAGGAGTCATATTCTTTATGTCCTGCAAGCCTAAATTAACATCATTAGCCTTTTGAGTAGGCAATGATTTGTTAGAAGACTTGTTCCCACTAGGAATATCTTCTTTAGATTCTTTTTTTGGTAGCAATTCTGGATTCTCTTCTTTGAATTTGTTAACAACATTTTCCAATGTTATTTTATCAACAAGTCCGTCATTATCTAAAGAAATATCATCAAAATCAACAAAGGAAAGAAATTTTGGTTTGATAGGAAAGCCAAGAGCTTCTTTGAACTCACGCTCCTTCAAAGAGTTAACAAACTTCTTCTCAAGGAGCTTCACTCTTTCTTGCTCTTTTTTAATTTCAGTATCTTTTCTTTCTGCTATCTCTTTCCACTTTTGTTGCTCTTTAAGTTTTACTTCCTCTTCTTCACGAGCCTTTTCCTCAATAAGCTTTTGTTTTTCTTCAAGTTCACGCATACGAACTTGATTTTCTTTTAATTGCTTTAAGAGTTTTTGGTGTGTTTCATATGAAACTTTATCCTCCTTTGGAGTAGGATTCATTTCGCCTTCTTGTGGAATATTTTCAGAATTGCCGCTCATAAGAATCTCCTTTTAAAAAATGGCTACTAGCCTTAATAAAACTGCACTACAGTCCTTCTTCTCTTATTTAATCATATTAAAAAATGTCTTGCAAGCTATCAATTGAAATTTTCTAAAAGATATTTATCAAATGCTTCTTCTAAAAGAAGTTTTACCCTCTTTTGATCTAAATTTGAAAGAAAGAAGAAAGGTCTTGGTGGTCGATTTTTTGCACCATCATGTGCCCATTGTGCTTTTTCCAAAGCTTTTTCATTGTTAAATTTTAAAATAACACCATTCCTTGAAATTTCATAATCAATTGATGAAAGCATTTGCCCCGTTAAAGTTAAATGAGAAAGTCTTGTTCTTGCCAATCCCCACATTATAGACTGTAAGTGTGATTCTCTCATTCTTATATAGTTTGGAGATAAAGGAGCTAATTTACTTTTTACCGAACCCATTGCTGAAACACCATCACCTAAACGAGTTCTGTTTTGAATAGCTGAAACCATCTCATCACCTATTTGATTAAGAACCTCATTATTTATGACATTTTCAACCATTCTTGAGAACCTATCATTAAAAGCTTCAATTTCCATCTTTATTACCTCCTAAAAAGCAAAAGATATTGTTGCAATTCTTCTCATTAAAAAATTATAACCTTCTTTGTTTTTAACTTCCCAAGAATTGGGAATCCATAATCCTTTTGCAGTACCTTCAAGAAATGCTATGGGTTCTTGTACGGGTGAGACACTAGCATTATCATTATCAAGAAAGAAGTTTGTACAATCCCAAAAATCTTGATAGGATAAGTTTAAAGATTTATAAAAATCATAAATGTTTATTCCCCACATAG